TGCAATCATGAGCTACAACGTAATTTTTACTCAAGGTAATACAACTGTTGCTGTGCCAGCAGGCGAGAAAATCGCTGTTCAATCCCTGTCGCCAGCTTCTGTGTTTCAAGAAATTGGTTTCCCCAATTATCCTGTTTCACGGACTTTGTTGAGCACGGTTAATAATACCACCTATGTGTCAGGCGCGTTTACCAATGCTGCCAGCGTGACTATCGAAGCTGGTGCATCGGGCGCTTATTACGCAGTGGGTGTCGCTCCTGACATTAGCAACAATGGCAACTGGCAGCCTCAAGGTGCGCCTGCTGACATTACAGACGGCGGCTCAATGATTGCCACGGCAGCCAATGTGCTGGTGGGCATCGTTACGGCAACCCCAACCACAACTCGCAGCATTCAGCTGCCGACAGGTGCAAACCTTGATTTGGCAACCGAGTGGGCAATTGGTGATTCGTTTGACTTTAGCGTTATCACCTTGGCTGCGTTTGCCTTGACCATCACGGTCAACACAGGCGTGACCATTGTGGGTTCTGCTGCAACTGCTGCAACGTCTGGTGCGTCTGCACGTTTCCGTCTTCGGAAAACTGCCGCTGATACCTTCATTGCTTATCGCATCGGTTAATCAACCAAGCGGGCCGGCAGAAATGTCGGCCTGCTTAACTTGCTTGAGGGCTGACAAATGATGAACTATGGTAAAGCTAAGGGTAAGCCTGCTAAGGCCGCTAAGGGTATGGCAATGTCGAAGCCACCCAAGAAGTCCAAGTAAATGAGCTACTCCAAGCGGCAATTCATCGAGCAGGCGTTAGAGGAAATCGGCTTGGCTGATTACGTCTTCGACCTATCCCCGGAGCAGCTGCAAAGCGCACTGCGCCGCATGGATTCGATGATTGCTGCTTGGAACGCTATCGGGATCCGTCTGGGATACCCTATCCCGTCCAGTCCTGAAAATTCGAACATTGACGCCGAAACGGGTGTTCCCGATTCCGCGAACGAGGCAATCATTCTAAATCTGGCTCTCAGACTGTCGCCAAGCTACGGTAAGGCGATTTCCTTGCAGACCAGCGCAGCGGCTCGCCTAGCCTACAACACGTTAATGTCGCGGGCTGCTATGCCGCCAGAAATGCAATTCCCGCAGACGCTGCCGGTGGGTGCCGGTCTAAGGTCGTACAACATTGACTTCCCATTTTTCCCGCCTCCCACCCTGCCATTGTTGGCTGGCGAAGATGGCGAAATCGTTTTCGAATAGGATTCTTCCATGCCAACGATCAACCAACTAACCGCTGTTGATGATGTTGTTTCCAGCGATCAGGTGCCGATCTACCAGGCCGCAAACGGTGACGCTCGCAAGGCGTCTATGGCGGTGATCAAAACCTTTATGCAAGACGGCATCACGGCATCTGACGACAAGATCACGCAATACGCAGCGCCATCTGCAACGGCGTTCAGCGTTCAGATTACAGACGGATCTGATAGCATCTGGCTGATCTTGACGCCGACGGCCACCTTCGCAACCGGAACCATTGTTCTGCCTGCTCTGGCTAACTGTGTGGACAAGCAAGAGGTGTTAGTTGTCTGCACCCAGATCGTCACCACCTTGACCGTCTCAGGCAATGGCGCGACCGTAACAGGCGCACCGACCACGCTTGCGGCAAACGCATTTTTCCGCCTACGCTTTGACGATGTTGTCAACGTTTGGTATCGAGTCGGATAGGAAATCAAAATGTCCATTAAAGCAGCATTTCAACCACGTCGCGGCCAAAATCTTACGGCATCTTCTGGCGCAGCGTCCGCGTCCGTCTCGCTTGACTCTCAGGCCAAGTCGGTTCGTTTGGTTAATAACGGCGCGAACGTCTGCTTTGTGCGGATCGGCGCTGGCGCTCAAACGGCAACCACCGCTGACATGCCAGTCCGCGCCGGCAGCGAGATCGTCGTTTCCAAGGGCGACGGTGACGACACGTTGGCCCATATCTCGGCGCTGACGACCACCCTGTATATCCAGACGGGCGAAGGCGGTATCTAACCGTGACGCAAATCCCGATCTTGAACGGCATATACACCGACAACGGTCCGGACATTCGCACATCATATCCCGTCAACCTGATCCCGGTTCCTACGGTGTCGGGTATCTCGGCGGGGTATCTGCGACCGGCTGACGGTTTAGTCACGTTCGGATCTGGACCAGGTATTGACCGAGGCGGGATCAACTGGCGCGGCGAGTGTTACCGCGTCATGGGAACATTGCTGGTTAAGATATCCTCGGGCGGCGTAGTTTCGACGCTGGGCGACGTTGGCGGGTCTGGGCTGGTTACGTTCGACTATTCGTTTGATCGGCTGGCGATAGCCTCTGGAGGCTCGCTATTCTACTGGGATGAAACCACGCTCACGCAGGTGACTGATCCCGATCTGGGAACAGTGATAGATTTTGTCTGGGTCGACGGTTATTTCATGACCACAGACGGTGAATTTCTGATCGTCACCGAATTGAACGATCCGACGCAAGTCAACCCGCTGAAATACGGATCTTCAGAAGCCGATCCAGATCCGGTCGTCGCTCTACTGAAAGTCCGCAATGAGGTCTATGCGCTGAACCGAAACACGATCGAGGTGTTCGACAACGTGGGCGGCGATTTCTTCCCGTTCCGGCGGATTGAAGGCGCTCAAATCATGAAGGGCTGCGTTGGCACATTTGCCTGCGCGGTTTACCTAGATGCTGTTGCGTTCCTTGGATCGGGCCGCAACGAGACTATTTCGGTATTTTTGGGTGCGAATTCGGGTACGGTTAAGATCGCGACACGCGAGATTGAGCAGCTGCTCAAGGGTTATACCGAGGCTGAACTGGCGACCGTGAAGATGGAAGCCAAGGCAGACGATGGGCATCAACACCTCTGGATTCACCTCCCTGATCGAACCATCGTTTACGACGCGGCAGCATCGTCGGCGCTGGGTCAACCCGTCTGGTTTACGCTAACGTCTGGCGTTGACGGGTTCTCAGAGTATCGGGCGCGTAATCTGGTCTGGTGTTACGACAAGTGGCTGGTGGGTGACACGGAGTCAGTTAATCACGGCTATCTGGACGATTCGATTTCATCCCAGTTTGGGAATATCACGCGCTGGGAATTTGGAACGCTGATCCTGTATAACGACGGGCGCGGCGCGATCATCTACGATCTGGAGCTGGTCAGCCTCACGGGCCGGGTCGCGTTCGGTTTGAATCCGCAGATCTCCACGTCCTATTCGCTTGACGGGCAGACTTACAGTCAAGAGAACTATATCGGCGCTGGAAGCCAAGGGGACCGTGCAAAGCGGTTGCGGTGGTTCCGCCAGGGCGCAATGCGAAACTGGCGCATACAGCGATTTAAGGGCGACTCACAGGCTCATCTATCGTTCCTGCGGCTAGAGGCGGCAATCGAACCGTTGGCGAACTAATGGCTAAATTAAAACTCACCCGAAATCAGCTTGCATCGTTTTTGCCTGATCATGAAACCGTTAAGCAGTTTGAAACGCTGTTTTCTGTTGTCGATGAAATTAACACCACCGGATATAATGACGCGGTTTTAGCTGCTGGTCTGGCTGACACGAAAGCACAGCAGGCGCTGGATTCGATCGAGCGTGTTTCTAACGAAAATTCGTTGGCGGCGTTAAGTCCGGCCATTGAAAACAATAATTCGGTGTTTACCGATTACATTGATTTTGCCCAGACCGGACCCCATACGAACACACCGGGTCGGCTGGCTTGGAACCAGACAGACGGAACGCTGGATCTGCATCTGAGGGGCGGAAACGTCACGCTCCAGATCGGGCAAGAACAAGTGGTTCGTGTCGTCAATAAATCTGGCGGCGCTCTGGTTGACGGGCAGGTCGTTTATGTTTCTGGCGCTCAAGGCCAACGTCCAAAGGTCGAATTGGCTGTAGCGACCGGCGCATCGTCAATAGCGCGAAAAGTCATTGGCTTGGTTACGGAACCGATCGCAAATAACCAAGAGGGTTATATTACGATCAGCGGGATGGTGCGCGGTCTAAACACAAGCGCCTTCACAGACGGCGACGTTCTGTATCTATCAGCGACGCCAGGCGCGATTACCAACGTTCCACCGGCAGCACCGATTCACCATGTTGTTGTAGGATTTTGTATCAATGCAAATCCTAGCGTTGGCGAAATTTTTGTTACCGTCCAGCCTGGCTATGATCTGGAAGACCTAAGCGACGTTGTGGTAACAGCGCCGGCATCCGGCAATCTGCTGATTTATGACGCAGTAGCGCAGGTCTGGGAAAATGCCCTCATAACGGCTGGAACTGGCGCGACGGTTACGAACGGGCCGGGAACCATCACGATCAGCGCCACAGGTACGGGCGGCACGGTTACGAGTGTTGCTCAGTCTTTCACAGGCGGCCTGATCTCTGTCTCAGGATCGCCAATTACCACGTCAGGCACCTTGGCGCTCACGGTCGCCGGTACGTCTGGTGGCGTGCCTTACTTTACGTCGGCTAGTACTTGGGCGTCTTCGGCGCTTCTCGCAGCTAACGCGCTTGTGGTCGGCGGTGGCGCAGGCTTGGCACCCGCTACGGTTACGACCGGCGCAAATGTTGTCACGGCTCTTGGTGTGGCTGTTGGCACGGCTGGATCGTTTGTCGTCAATGGTGGCGTGTTAGGCACCCCATCCAGCGGCACTGTGACAAACCTGACGGGTACGGCCTCAATTAACATTAACGGCACCGTGGGTGCTACGACTGCATCTACTGGCGCGTTTACGTCGCTGTCCTACACGACCACGCTGACGGGCGGCACGGGTATCGTCAATCTGGGCAGCGGGCAGTTCTATAAGGACGCAACAGGCAAGGTCGGCATCGGAACCGCTGTCCCTATAACCAATCTGCACGTTTCAACCAACGACCAATCAACTAACCGCTTGCGCCTTCAGAACACAGGCACCGGCGGCGGCACCTTTGATATTGTCGGCGGTCAACCCGGCGTCAGTAACGCAGGGCTTGCGATCTTTGATGTAGGCAGCTCTGCAACGCGAATGTATCTTAACTCCAGCGGAAACTTTGACTTTGGCGGAACCATCGCGGTTAGTGCGGCGGCGGGCAATTACACGCTTGATACGTCTGGGGCCGCTGTTTCCGTTGCAAATACCGGCACTGTTAATTTCAGCAATGCGTCCGGAATGCTAATCGTAAATAACCATAACACCGGCGCTATTTCGATGTATTTTATGGGCGGCGGTGCTGTTTCAACGCCAGGCACTCAGACATCTGCGGGCGGCGCGGTTGGAGCCGTTACTTATAACGCGGGAATAAACGGCTACACGTGGACTAATAACTCTGGCAGCACGGCAACGATTGGATTTATGTTTTTCAGAACAAGAACGAATGCTTAGGAAAAGCTATGAAATATACATCCTTGTTCATTGCCGATAATATGTTTGAAATATCGACCACCTTTAACGAGGAGCCGATTAAGTTTTTTGTTGTTGTTGCGTCTTCTGACAAAGAGCTAGATGGATTAGTGGAGTTTCATCTTAATCATTTAGCAACCCCGTATAAGCCGCCTGTTTCTTCACCGACGCCCGAACGCACGCTTGAAGCTATTCAATCTCAAATCTTCGACCTACAGGCGCAGGTTACTAGCCTAATGGATTCTCAATCTTCGCTGTGATACCCTACGCGAGACTAACTGCAAGGACAAAACAATGGCCGTGATAATCAAAAACATTATCCCCGCGAAACAGATCGAAGCCACGCAGACCACGCAATACACGGCTGTGAATTGCAAGACGATCATTGACAAATTCACCGTGACAAACACGAGCGGGGCTAATGCCGTTTTTAGTGTCAATCTGATCGTGTCCGCCGGAACTGCCGGCAATGCAAATTTAATTGTGAAGACGAGATCCGTTGCGCCAAATGAAACGTACACCTGCCCAGAGCTGGTCGGGCAGACGCTGGAGCCGAGCGGGTTTATCTCGACGCTCGCCGGAACTGCATCGGCGTTGACTGTTTTAGCATCGGGCCGCGAGGTGTCTTGATAAATATTGAGGTTCGAGTATACTAGCGGGGCTGAGATTAAGAGCGCCCAGCGGTTCATAGCCTCCCCGTGAGAGACCATGACCGATATTAAGGCGATGCAGCAACAGGCCCTATCAGATCACGCTGCGATTTTCGCGCTTGAAGATCTGATTTTGCAGGCCGATCAGGTCGAACTCCCCGTTGAGCACGAATTCTGCAATGGCATTTACGCTAGGACGATGCACATCCCAGCTGGCGTGGCGCTGACTGGGCAAATTCACAGAGACGAATGTTTTTTCGTCGTGCGGTTCGGCATCATCCGCGTTACGTCTGACGATGGCCCCAAGACGCTGTATCCCGGCGCAATGGTCGTTTCTGGCGCTGGTTCCAAGCGGGCCGGATTCGCGATCACTGATTCCGTGGTCACGACGTTTCACCTAAATTCCGAGAACGAAACATCGCCTGTGAAATTGTGGGACGCTTTGGTCGTGCCCGCGCCTGTTAATGTTTTGGAGGCCGCGTAATGTCACTATTAGCCTCAGCGGCGGCACTGACTACCGCTCAAATGGTTGGAATCGCGGGTGTAGCTACAGCCGGGGCTACGATGTATGCAGGCTCCAAGGCCGCATCCGCCGCAAAGTCCGCCGCTGGAACACAGGAGCGATCCGCACAGCTTGGAATCGACGAACAACGCCGCCAGTTTGACCTAACTCAGAAATTGCTTGGACCTTACGCGCAGGCGGGCGAGGGCGCACTGTCGGCGCAACAGGCGCTAATCGGTTTGGCTGGTCCAGACGCTCAAGCGGCGGCGATTCGTCAGATCGAGATGAGTCCGCAGTTTACGTCTATCGTCCAGCAGGGCGAAAACGCGCTGTTGCAAAACGCTTCTGCAACGGGCGGGCTTCGCGGCGGCAACACTCAGGCCGCATTGGCTCAGTTTCGACCTAATGTTCTGTCTGGTTTGATCCAGCAGCAGTACCAAAATTTGGGCGGGTTAACGACGCTGGGTGCGAATGCCGCCGCCGGAACTGGCAGCGCCGCAATGCAAACTGGCGCAAACGTCGGAAACCTATTGCAGCAGCAAGGCGCTAATATCGCGGGCGGTCAATTGGCAGCTGGGCAATCATTCCTACCTCAAGCTCTGTTCTCTGGTCTGGCAACGTACAAGGGGCTTGGCGGAACGTTTGGTCAGCCTGCGGTTCCTACGCCTGCCGTTCCGTCCCCAACCGTTCCCGCCTCTTACGGTAATTTTGGCGGATTCGGCCAAGCGCCAATCCCAATTATTTAAGGGTCTGTCATGGTCCAGCCTACTGACTACACAATCAAAACTGTCGATCCAACCGAGACATTCACCAAGACGCTTGGGATGTATCAGGGTCTTGAGCAGAACCAACAGTCTATCGAAGCCAATAAGCTGACGCTTGAGGCGGCGCGTCAAAAGATTGAAGCTGATAAGGCGGGTCAGGAGCGATTGCAACAAGTGGGAGTGTTAATCAATAAAGCGATTAGTCCAGGCGCAACCATTGACGACGTGCAAAACGCAATGGTTTATTCAACAAACCAACAACAATTTGAGGGGCTTCAATCAAAATTTGCAGCTATGTCGCTTGAAACAAAAAAAGCAATTATGATTCCCGCGCTGCAAACCTATTCAGCGGCACTTTCGGGCGATTTAGGTTTGGCAGAAAAAATGCTAAATGATCGAGCGGTTGCTTTGGAAAACAGTGGAGACACTACCGCAGCCGCGCAAAATCGCGCATTGGCCGCAACGATCAAAGACGACAAAGGCGCAACTGTCATGGCGTATCTGGGCGGGATGCTCAGTGCCGATACTGACTTTGGCCGACCTGGTGTCACAAGCCTTTTGGCGCAGGCCAAGGCACCGGCTGAAATTAAAGCGGGCAGGGCAACAGCTGAAAGCGCAGTTTCACAGGCTAAAATTGATAGCATTACGCTACAATACGCTCCAGAAACGGCAAGATTGGCTATTAAAGCAGCCAAAAAAGGCATTGAACTTACCGACGTTCAAATTTCCGAAATTGAACAACGCACTAAATCTGCTAAGGAAGAATCAGATCGTCTTCTCTTGGGTTCTCCGGTTAAATTAACCGCAGCATCTCAAAGAACCCTTAATGATATGGTTGAAGATTCTGTTGGCAAAATGACCGTTGCTAATTCCTATATGAGTTACGCAAGTCGGTTGGATAATAGTGGACTTATGGGTGGATTGTTAGGTAGCACCAATAAATTTCTTGAAGACCTTGGTGGTAAGCCAAATCTTTTGCGTACTGAAGGAAAGCAATATATTAATAGCGCCATTGTAAACGCTCTGCCTAAAGGCTCTGCTTCTGACGCTGATATTAAAATAACTACAGGCGGATTTCCTAACAATGGAAACGCCAAAACAATGGCGAGTTATTTTAGGGGCGCTGCTGTTATTGAGGGCTTTAGGGCGCAGCAACTAGCTAACAGATCCGAATGGCTTGCTATGAATGGCACAATGGGACCGGCCACAAGGCCAATGGTGATTGGTGGTCGTCAAGTTAAAGCTGGCGAAACTTTGATAAAATATCAATCTCGATCCGCAAAGCAGGATCTTGATGAGGTGACAGCGCAGCTAGGAATCGTGGCACCTAAAAACGATGGCAAGCAAGGCGGGGCCGCTTCTGGTGGTAAAACTCCCCGCGTCACAGTCAGCAACTGGCCAGGTGCAAAATGAACGTAACAGTTACGTTTTCCGACGGATCTAAGCATGTTTACAACAATATTCCGGATAGCGTAACGCCAGCAGAAGTTACGGCTCAGGCTAAAAGGGAATTTGGGAAAACTGTTACGGCGCTAGATGGTGGGGCTGCACCCCAAACCCGCACCGCCGCCGAATCGCTTGGCATAGGCGTTCGCAACATCGCAACCGGTCTAGGTGGCGTGGCCGATATCGTCGCCGCGCCAGTTAACACGCTTGCGAACACGGTCGCCGGATATCAGCGTTATTCTCGGACGCCATATCGCGACGTTGCCGAGCGCACCGCTACGGCAATCGGTCTGCCACAACGCGGAACGAGCGGAACGGATCTTCTGGCGCAACA